TCTTAAATTCTAACTATCTTTTTTCAAAACATTGTTCTAAAACCACATCAGTATTAAATACGCTTGTTTTTGAGCAATACCATTTTCCACTATGGTAAGCTGCTAGATTACAATGTTTGCAATTTTCGCAAGATACTTCCTGCTTTTTCTTTTCAAGCATCTCTAATATCGCTTTGTTTTTTATCATAAGATTCCTCCACTAAATTCTTATTTTAACCAACATATTGTTCAAATGTCGGCGTGTTCCAGAATATAAAATTGTTGCACCATCTCTGCAACTTCTTATATATTGGTTTGCAATGTTCCTTGTCATAAATCATTGGATAAGGGCTAAATCGAAGTGATCTGCAGAATTGTATTCTTTCAATATCCTGTTCAATTGTTGTGTTAAAATTGCATAAAATATAAACCATCACACGTCCCTTATCTTTATCAAATCCTGTTTTCTCCTTAAATGCTCGCATTCTTTGCTCAATAATATCTTTATCCTCATATCGGTCATAAGCAAAATGTATACTGTCCAACTTAATTTTTTTCAAGATTTCGGTATTTTTATCATTTACCAATCTTATATCCAGCCCTTGATTAAAATTTACTTTTGCCCTGCTATCCACAAGCTGTTGCAACAATTCCATGTGATCCTTGCACGCTAAAATATTGGGATCACACAAAATTATATTTTTTTGTCCTCTCCAAAACTCTGATAAATCCGCAACCTTATGCGATCGTTCTCCCTCTTTGCATCCGACATGGCAAAATTCGCAACCTCTTGGACATCCCCTCGTCAGGAACCCGTAAGCAGTATCTTTTGTCTGTTCTGGATAAATAGTATAATCTGGATAGATATGTTCTATCTCGTATGGAAGATTCTGCTCTTTCTTCTTATCATATATCTCTTTACCGTTTTCCAGCCTTATGCAATAACCGCTCCCACCCTTATGTATTTTTTTTGCATATATAGGTTGTTGGTAATCTGGCGAAAATGAGAATATCTTGGACATATAAACAATGTCGTATTCGTCCAGAAGTCCTTTAAAAGGTTCGTACCATTCCACCAGATCATTTTTCTGCTTATGCCAAGCTGACAACTTCATGAGAGGTAAATTAGGGTAGTTATGACCGTCAACATCTATCAAACCGATTCTCATTCTTGCCTCTCTAATTATTTTTATTCTATGGTGAATCAACTAATTACCTCTTGTCCAACCCTGTATATGTACAGGATCAAACGCTTTCATGCATTTAGGACATATTGGAAACAAACCATTACGATAGTTACTTTCCATATCCCTAAAAACTTTATTCCTTCTCATTCTTTGGAATTCCTCATCTGCCAACTTAGCATAACTCTGTGCCTTAGATAACATTCTTTGTTGCGTTTTCTCAATCTCTTCATATCTTCCTGCCAGGGATACAAGCGCATCAAATGCGTTCACGATAGATCCGCAATCTTGACATGTAACTATCCGGTTCGTAGTATCTACTTCATAATGTGCCGGATTGCATTTGCAAATTTTACCTCTAACACGATTAATTCTAACAAGATCGAATGATACTATGTTATTCTCCATGAGCATTCCTCCAAAAATCTTATTTAATGGTTTCTACATCAAAGAATTCTTGTGACTTTCTCTCCACAATGCATGTTATGCCGCTTTTGGTTGTTAATGTCATATAATGCGTTGTATCTCCTAAATCAATCACTATCTCTCCATCTACTACTTGTACGGTTGCAAAAACTTTATACCCTGTACTCATCATTATCTTTTTCTCCTGTAAATTCCTAATATACTTTCTGACCGCATCCGCAATAGCCTGGATACTTCATAATGTTCTTACACTTAGGACAAAAGTATTGACCTTCTATTATTATCCTCGATACTGGTATTTGCTTTTCGAGAGCTGTAGTAATATTCAATAAGTCTTCTTCTGTCATACCATCTATTAAAACCGTTCCATTTCCCAAATTATTCATTAAATGTAGTGTTTCGATATATGTTCTCGCCATGTATTTACCTCCCACATGTACTTTATTTTCATAATATATAAATCCTTATTATGCATATTGAAAACATGATTCACATTCAGACTCCAAAAACTCTTCTTTATCTTCGCAATCATGCTGGTTATGGCACATGTCACACCAGTTCCGCTTTTTTTCTTTTTTATTGGCATCTTCATTATTCTTAAACATCTGTTCCGTATTCAATTTCATCCCTCCTGCTGCCATTACAAATTATGTACAGCCACGTATTCTCCGTAATGCATTCCTGCTTTCTGTGCCATAAGTGCAATCTCATCAATGCTTACTTTAGGCTTTTTTCTTCCGTCTTCTTTCTTCGGGCGCTCAATCTTTCCAATCATTTCACATTTCCATTCCTGATCCAACAGATAGTTGGAATTGGCAACCAGTTTGACGGCATCTGCATCTATTCCCATTTCCATCAACTGTGATCTTGTTCCAGTAATTACCTCTCCTGTAATTACAGAAGTCATTCTGTACTGATTTACCAGCATTTTCACATCTCCTGTCCTATCTTACTCATTCATTTGTCACGTCTACGACTCCGATTTTCTTGCACATCTGACGTAACAGTTCCTCTCGTTCCTGTTTTTCTACTTTGGCTTTTGCCAGGTCATATAAGTACATGTCTTCGCTCTGCTGCCGTAGAGTCTTCATGGCTGCATATGCCCTGTTTTCACATATAGATTTCTTCCCCGGCGAAAGCATATAGTACAACGCTTGTTTGGAATACCCTAACATCTTGGAAATTCCATCTATATTTGTACGATACGCATCCGCTACCTTTTTAAGCTTCACCTGCTGCCACTTCCTTTACTGTTTTAACTGTTTTATTCAAGTACTTTACTATTTAAAGCCTTTTAGTAAAACAATCTCCTTAACGCATTAATCCTCTTTATACGGTCCTGGCAGAAGCATCCATGCATTTACAAATAAATTTTGGCTTGCAAGACTTTTCAGTTCATCCCCTGCATAAAATGCGCCATCTCCCGTATCATCTATCTCATATTTTCCAATAATAGGAAGTGAGAAATTACTAAGGGATAAGAGTACATATTTCCCAGTTTCAGGCAAGCTGTTATTTACATCATTCCAAGCATGATACCGACCTTCTTCTGAGGATTCTCGTTGCAGCCATGATATGCTGCATTCCCTGCATTCCTCCACCCCGACAAATTGCTGTTTCCCATCCTTTACGCAGGGCATGATATCAATTGGATCACATGCCGTATCATATGGACACAAAATCACTGCTGCCAGTTCTTCATCATTCATATTCCTGATCCTGTCACCGTTAGTCATCCATCCCATCCCCCTTCTCAAACATATCCATTAACTCCGGAATTTTTTCCAGCAGCTCTTTTACTTCTTCATCTGTATTTGCTTTTCTTCTGCCGGTATGCAATTTCTTATGTCCATTTTTGTATATGTTCATTGATGAGCTACCATATAACTCTGCCACATATCCATTATGTACAATCAGCTTATCTGCCATCATCCTGCCTCCTTGGTCCAGTTAATTTTTTGTCCGCAATTCTCACAGTATTTTTTCATGCACTGGTCAATAATATGGTCATGGATAATCTTACGTTGCCCTACAGCCGCATCACAGCAGGGACAAACCCAGAAATTATCATCCGTCTCTTGCAATTCCCCTGTTCCATCTACATAATCAATCGCCCTGAGTCCTTTTACATGCATTTTAAGGACAGGGGCTTTCGCTGCCTGTTTTTCCATGGCTTCCTGAATCTGTTTAAAATCTTCCTCCGTTTCGCACTCTATGGATGCATACGGTTCTTTATACTCTACAAAAAGCCCATCTCTATTTTTTACAAATAACCTTGTATCTAATACTGTTCCCATATTCCACCCTCTCACTGCCTGTCATCTATAGACTGTCTTTCGTTCCTTGTATCCCGATCCATAGCTTCTCCTGCTGCCTTATACAGCGCTGCTGCCATCAGGAATGCATTTCCCGCTAATACTGCACCTATAATCCATAGCATATCTGTATCCTCCCGCTTTACGCATTTATCCCTGTTTTCCAGTCCTCTGTTGTCATTTCATTAGATAAAATCTGCTTTACTTAACTTTTTTGAAACAAGTACTGCTGTATCAGCCTCTATATAGGACAAATCTATATGTTCAAGGCGTGCCCTGTCTTCCAAAGTATTCATGTATATTTCCATGCACTTTAACTGGTCAACATATACATTTCTTGGGCAAGTTGGTGTAAAATTAAGTTCCCTTTTATCCCACTTATTGAGCATATTTTTCAGTCCATCGACTCTGACAGCTAACTGAAAATACTCTGCCTTGAATCTTTCCTTGTAATCCTCACTGACCATCATTTCTACTGTGTCTTCTAATTTCATCATCTTTTATTC